ACTAATTTGCCTGTGATGACTGGTATATCTGGTCTGGCTGCCAATGTGGCCATATTCTTATCTGATCCCACCAGTGCCAATTTGGCCAATGTGATCACAGATGAAACTGGCACAGGATCATTGGTCTTTGCCACAGCACCACAATTGATTACCCCAAATATTGACACTCCCAGTTTTGCCAATTTGGTTAATGCCACTAATTTGCCTGTGATGACTGGTATATCTGGTCTGGGTGCCAATGTGGCCATATTCTTGTCTGGTCCCACCAGTGCCAATTTGGCCAATGTGATCACAGATGAAACTGGCACAGGATCATTGGTCTTCTCTAACAACAGCAATTTTACCGGTACTGCGCAGTTTCAAACTATTGTGTCTAACGCAATCAATGTAACCAATGATCTAGTGGTTTCGGGCAATTTCTTTGTGAATGGTACTACTGTCACTGTAAATTCAACCACAGTTTCTGTAGATGATAAAAATATAACTTTGAATGACACATCTAGTCCCAGCGACATATTGGCCGATGGAGGCGGTTTCACACTGCGCGGCACCACAAATAAAACCTTTCAATGGTCAGTGATCAGTAATGCATGGACCAGTAGTGAACATTTGGCAGTTGAAGCAGGCAAAACTGTCATACTCGCTGGTAGCATCAGCGGTGTTACTGCATTGTCTGCTGCGGCAGCGGCCGGGGGTGTGCTCACTTTACCTTCAAGCTCAGACATTTTGGTGGGCAGAAATACCACAGATACTTTGACCAACAAAACTCTTGTGGCGCCGGTGCTGGGTACACCTGCCAGCGTAAATTTGGCCAATGCCACCAATTTGCCTGTGATGACTGGTATATCTGGTCTAGGCACTGGCATTGCTACCTTTTTAAATGCGCCCTCCAGTAGTAATCTGCTATCAGCTATCACTGACGAAACTGGTTCTGGTGCCCTGGTTTTCGCTACTTCGCCCACATTGATCACACCCATGTTGGGTGTGGCCAGCGCCGTCACAGTGAACAAAGTCATAATTTCGCAACCTGCTAACACAGCCACACTCACACTAGCAGACAACAGTTCATTGATATTAAGCGGTGGTTTTAGTTTAACAATGTCAATTCTTGGCAACTCAAGTTTGATATTGCCTTTCACAGGAACTTTAAGCACACTGGCTGGTACAGAAACTCTCACCAACAAGACTCTGACCAGTCCAACTCTTACAACTCCTGCATTGGGCGTGGCCACTGCCACCAGTATCAATAAGGTAAACATCACACCTCCTGCCAACACAGCCACACTCACACTAGCAGACAACAGTTCCTTGATATTAAGTGGTGGTCACTCTTTGACTTTGACCATTACTGGGCCCACAGGTGTAACTTTACCAACTACCGGAACATTGGCGACATTGGCCGGCACAGAAACTCTCACCAACAAGTCAATTGATTTGGCCAATAATACCATGACAGGCACACTGTCTCAGTTCAACTCGGCCCTGTTTGGTGATGATTTTGTCAGCCTCACTGGCACAGAAACTATAACCAACAAGACTCTGACCAGTCCAACACTGGTCACTCCAGTGCTTGGTGTGGCCACTGCCACCAGTATCAATAAAGTAAACATCACACCTCCAACTAGCGGTGCCACACTCACTATTATAGATGGTAAAACACTGGCAATAACCAATACATTGACATTTACTGGTACTGACGGCAGTTCAGTGGCGTTCGGTGGGGGTGGCACAGTTGTTTATACAAGTAATAAATTAAATGCGTTCGCTGTCACAACCAGTGCTGAATTAGCTGGTGTGATCAGTGATGAAACCGGATCTGGCGCATTGGTGTTTGCCATCAGTCCAACACTGGTCACTCCAACACTGGGTGTGGCCATTGCCACCAGTATTAACGGAACAACCATTCCCACTAGTAAAACATTGACAGTGACCACTGATAAGTTAAATGTATTTGCTGCCACAACCAGTGCTGAATTAGCAGGTGTTATTAGCGATGAAACTGGTACAGGTGCTTTGGTGTTTGCCAATAGTCCAACACTGATCACTCCAACACTGGGTGTGGCCACTGCCACCAGTGTTAATGGGTTAACTATATCGGCTACTACTGGTACACTGACCATAAATAGTGCCAAAACATTAAGTGTACAAAACACATTGACCTTTACTGGCACTGATTCAAGTTCTGTGGCATTTGGCGGGGGTGGCACAGTGGCCTACACAGGTGGCAATCTTAGTCAGTTTGCCACCGCAACCAGTGCTGAATTAGCAGGTGTGATCAGTGATGAAACCGGATCTGGCGCATTGGTGTTTGCCATCAGTCCAACACTGGTCACTCCAACACTGGGTGTGGCCATTGCCACCAGTATTAACGGAACAACCATTCCCACTAGTAAAACATTGACAGTGACCACTGATAAGTTAAATGTATTTGCTGCCACAACCGGTGCTGAATTAGCTGGAATAATCAGTGACAAAACTGGTACAGGTGATTTGGTGTTTGCCAATAGTCCAACACTGGTCACTCCAACACTGGGTGTGGCCACTGCCACCAGTATCAATAAGGTAAACATCACACCTCCAACTAGCGGTGCCACACTCACTATTATAGATGGTAAAACACTGGCAATAACCAATACATTGACATTTACTGGTACTGACGGCAGTTCAGTGGCGTTCGGTGGGGGTGGCACAGTCGCATATCGTGCAGATAAGTTTAATGTATTTGCACCAATTAGCAGTAGTGAGCTATCAGGTATCATCACAGATGAAACTGGGTCTGGTAATGTGGTGTTTAGTAACGCACCAACCATTTACAATGCTACCTTGATCAATCCCATTATTACACCAACTTTGGGCGAGTTAACTGTTACCGGTAACCTAACAGTCAATGGTAACCTAACCACAGTTAACAGTACTGTGGTCACACTAGATGATCCTATTTTGACTTTGGGAGGCGACACCGCACCCTCATTGTCAGACGGAAAAGATCGTGGTATTGAATTTCGTTATTATTCAGGATCGGCTAAAGTTGGATTCTTTGGTTATGATTCTAGTTCAGGTAAGTTTACATTTATTCCTGAGGCTACCAACTCCAGCGAAGTATTTTCTGGTTCAGTAGGCGTTATTGATGTCAGTGCAGTACATATCAATGGTAGTTTAATTGCTGCTGGTAATTTGTCTAATGGCACTACTGGCACAGGATCAATAGTGTTGGCAGCTGATCCAATCATAACCGGTCACCCAACCATTGAAGGAGTAACTGCCACTGGAGCCACTGGCTCAGGCAAGTTTGTATTTGATAATTCTCCCACATTGATAACGCCTAATATTGGAGCAGCCACTGCCACCAGTGTTAATGGTTTGACCATATCAACATCAACTGGTACACTGACCATAACTAGTGCCAAAACATTAAGTGTACAAAACACATTGACTTTTACCGGCACTGATTCAAGTTCTGTGGCATTTGGTGGGGGTGGCACAGTGGCCTACACAGGTGGCAATCTTAGTCAGTTTGCCACTACAACCAGTGCTGAATTAGCTGGTGTTATTGGCGATGAAACTGGTACAGGTGCTTTGGTGTTTGCCACCAGTCCAACATTGACCACTCCCAACATTGGAGCAGCCACTGCCACCAGTGTGGACATTAGTTCTGTGTTAAAGTTAGCAGTGTTGACTGCGGCACCCAGTTCACCCAGTAATGGCACAGTGGCCATAGCAGACGGTATCACCTGGGATCCGGCGGGCACAGGAAAATCTGTGATGGTGGTGTATTTGGCAGGTGCATGGCGAGTCGCGGCCACAGCTTGATCAAGATTTAAGATCACGCATCATCGTATGCATGACATTTTCCATGTATAATTGGAGCTGATGTCATCAATCATACAAGATTCCATGCTGAGATTGGTGCCTGCCAAACGCCAACACAGGCCCAACGGTTGGATCAGTTTCAATGCTGTGTGCTGTCACCATCGCGGACACAAAGTAGACACAAGAGGTCGTGGTGGAATTTTGATCAATGCTCCAGACACAGTGGCATATTCTTGTTTTAATTGTGGATTTAAAACCAATTGGATTCAAGGTCAATACTTAAATTTCAAGTTTCGTAGACTGTTGAAATGGTTGGGAGCTGACGAAAATCTCATACAAAAATGTGTGCTGGCAGCAATGCAGCTCAAAAACACTGAATCGGCAAACATTGTTGTTCACCAAAATTCACATACAAAATTTTCACCCAGAGCACTGCCGTCGGACATTAGGCCAGTGCACACAGAACACCCGGCCTGGACCTATGTACAAAACAGACACATTGATCTTGACCAATATGAAATATTTGTCAGTGACATGCCAGAACATTGTTTAAATCGTAGAATAATCATACCTTTTACCTGGCAAAATCATGTGATAGGTTACACTGCCAGGGCCTGGGACCCTGCTGTGCGTTCCAAATATCACAGCCAGCATGATACTGGTTATGTGTACAATGTAGACCGCCAACTTTCCACATCAAAATTTGTCATAGTCACCGAAGGTCCCATTGATGCCATGAGTATCGGGGCTGTGTCTGTGTTGGGGAACTCGTGTTCCGAGGCACAGGCCGATGTCATTGATGGACTTAATCGCGACATCATTGTGGTTCCTGACAGCGATCGTTCGGGGTCATCACTGATTGATTCTGCTCTGGAATATGGATGGTCGGTGAGTTTTCCTGTTTGGTTGGAAACTTGTAAAGACATCAACGAAGCAGTGATAAAATATGGCTGCTTGTTTGTGATGAAGACCATTATCATGTCCAGAGTCGACACCAGATTAAAAATTGAACTGATGCGTCGTAGACTATATAATAACACATGAAACAATATTCGGTGGACTTACAGAGATTGTTTCTGGAAATCATACTCACGGATTCTCAGTGTTATGTGAGAGTTCAAAACATATTCAACCCAGAAAACTTTGACCGCAGTCTGAGATCGGCAGCCAAGTTTATTGCTGATCATGCCAATCGTCACGGTGTGCTGCCCACCTGTGAACAAATACAGGCAGTGAGCACTCAGCTACTCCAAACAGTGCCTGATTTGGAGCCCGGGCATGTGAGTTGGTTTCTTGAAGAATTCGAAAGCTTCACACGTAGACAAGAATTGGAAAGAGCCATATTGAAATCTGCTGACCTCATTGAAAAAGGTGACTATGATCCAGTTGAAAATTTGATCAAACAAGCAGTGCAGATCAGTTTGACCAAAGATCTGGGCACAGATTATTTTGCTGATCCCAGAGCCAGACTGCTGGCCCTTAGAAACAATAATGGTCAAGTCAGCACAGGTTGGCCCAATCTTGACAGACTGCTGTATGGAGGGTTTAACCGCGGAGAACTGCAGATCATGGCAGGATCTTCTGGATCGGGCAAAAGTCTGATCATGCAGAATTTGGCTGTGAATTGGATCTTGTCTGGCATGAGCGGCAGTTATATTACTTTGGAACTCAGCGAAGGTCTTTGCAGCATGCGCATAGACAGCATGCTCACAGACACTGCCAGCAAAGAAATTTTTCGTGACATTGACAACGTGGACATGAAGTTGAGAATCGTCAGTAAAAAATCAGGACATCTCCAAATAAAATACTTGCCGGCACAGAGCACAGTAAATGACATACGAAGTTATGTGAAAGAGCTGCAAATTCAAACTCAACGATCAGTGGATTTTTTATGTGTGGATTATTTGGATCTGCTGATGCCTGTGTCTGCCAAGGTCTCACCCAATGATCTGTTTGTCAAAGATAAATTTGTCAGCGAAGAACTGAGAAATTTGGCCAAAGAACTCAATGTGTGCTTTGTCACTGCCAGCCAACTAAACAGATCTTCAGTGGAAGAAGTGGAGTTTGATCACAGTCACATAGCAGGCGGTATCAGTAAAATTAACACCGCAGACAACGTGTTTGGCATTTTCACCAGCCGTGCCATGCGTGAACGTGGCAGATATCAGATACAGGCCATGAAAACTCGTAGTTCTGCTGGTGTGGGGCAGAAAATAGAATTGGAATTTGACATTGAAACACTGCGCATCAGAGATCTGGCCGATGACAATGAATACAACAATTTCAAAAAGCAAAGCAGCACCATCTATGATCAAATCAAGGCCAAAAGTGTGGTCACTGATACCACAGCAGTGCCTGTGGATCAGCCCGGTGCCATCACAGTGTCGCCCAGTTCCAGTAAATTAAAACAGATGTTAGCGGAACTTCGCAGTAAAAAAACCAATTAAAGTTTTCCTGTTTTGACATCTGCGCATTCTATGTAGTGAGAATTATTTATGAATTTCACCCGTCCTTGTCCCCACACATGATCATGGTCTCGATGAGCACAGGGCCGTTTGACAGTGACATCAATGTACTGACCATTGCCCACTCCCAGTGTCAAGAAAGTCACAGATTTACCAGAATCTCCACGAAAAACTCTGCCATTGGCCACCAGTCCACGAAATTCAAATCGGTCTTGATAAGTGTTTTGGCAATACATGCCAGGTAAAAAATCTTGATCATGCCACCAGCCATAGCGTTGATATTCCCACACAGGGTCATTGATTATGCCATTATGATAGCCCAGATCACGTAAATCCCAACCTGCTTGTTTGGCTTCGTTTTTATACACCCAACGACGATAACTGCCTTGGCAGTGTTGTAAATAGGCTCGCCAAAATTCTTTGGGACGATGTGCTTTTTGATAGGCCAAAGCCCAGATCAATCTGCCAAGATTTATGGCATGAGCACGACACAGACCAAAATTTCCCAGTTGATACAATTCATTGACTATTTGAGTTTTATTTTCGCTGTGTCCCAATCGACTGATGAAATCATACACCAGCTCTTCGTTGCGTTTGGCAAAAGCTCTTCGATATCGGTCTGCTTGATATTGATCACAACCTATGAGTCGTGAAATACGAGTTATGGCATCGTCTTCGTACACCACAGTGTCTGCCAATCTTTGTTCAGTCCAGTCATGAAAAAAACTGGCCCGCTGTCTGCCTGTGGTGGCCACTGGTCTGATCAAAGCAGTGGCAAACACACAGTCTCGTCGACATTTGGGCTGTATGGCACGAAACAGTCTGCGCATGGCCGGACTTTCGCCTTGCGTCACACCCAGAACATTGCCGTTGCACAGCAGTTTCACGGTGTCTGCATCGGTTTCTGGATAGTCAATCAAGGGTCTATGCGGATCTATGGCCAGCAATTGACTGAGCCCACGATTGGCCAGTATGTCCACTTTGAGATGTTCCATTTCTTCGATTTCGCGTTTGTCCAGCAATATCTGATTGTCAGCATTGATCAAACTCTTGGGCAGACGAAACTTAAACACCAATATGCCCCCGCAGTGTTTGCTGATGGCACGTTTTTGACCCATGAGTCTGTGTGCCAATCTGGTGGCTTCTTGGTGATCAATGCCCAAACTTTCATAGCTGAAAGTTCTGGGCAATTTGCCTGTTGCCCCCAGTCGTCGAGCAGCTTCTCTGCGAGCGGAACGATCACGAAATTTCACATAGTTGCTGATTCTGGCTGTGCGTCCCGGCCACCGAGCAAAAATACGCTGCATCACAGTGTTTTGTGCCCAATGTGGATAGTCAATGTCCACATCAGGCAAGTCATCACGCAAGGGATTGATGAATCTGGCCAAGGGAATTTGCCAGGCCACCGGATCCACATCAGTGATGCCCAGTAAGTAGCAGATCAAACTGGATCCGGCACTGCCTCGAGTCATGTGTGGGATATCTGTGGTCAAGGCCAAAATGTCGCAGATTTGATGAAAGTAGTCTGCAAATCGCAGCTGAAATACCAATTGAGTTTCTTCTGCCAACCGTTGATTGTAAAGTTCGGTGTCCGGGCAAGTTCTAGTGAATCTGTTGAACAGTTTCACCACTGATTGAGTGTCTATGTTGTCCATGATTGATGACCTTTGCTGTTGCCATGATGTAAGGGTATTTATTTTTTTTTAACCGGTGTCCCATAAATATCATATAGGGGAGCAGATTGCAAAATCACACCAAAAGCCTGTTAGCAGAACTTGACACGTTGGGCATTAACAAAGATAAAAAATATTTTATTGAATCTAGAGCTGTGAATGTCATACAAGGGGCCATCAATTTATTGGTTTTTATACGAGAAAACTACAGCGAGTCTGTGGCTTTGGAGTTGGAAAAACGATTTATAAACAGCATACGCAGTCGCGATCCGGAAAAATTTGTGAGAGGTATAAAGAAAATCACCTGATGTTTTAGGTAATTTTTTGACCTCACAGCATAAATAAACACATACGCTGCGGCGTTAACTAAAAAGGAAAATAAAATGGCTGTTTTTACAAGAACCAATGGAGGAGCACAACCCGGTGAGTTTTTTGGTCGTGACTTAAAATTTGTGCGGTGCACCAAAACTGGCATTGAAACTGACAATGATAAACCTGACAGTGTGTTTGAAAAAGTCACTCGTGTGGTGGCACAGTATAGCACCATCAGTTTGGTGGGCACGCCGGCATCGAACGTGGCCATGTTTGTGGTGGAAGGTCTTCCCAGTGATGTGGCAGGCACTGCTATTGTGTCTGAATTGCAAACAGCAGCCAATGCTGCCACCGGCGGTGCTGGTTGTGTGTTCGCTGTGTTTGAAGGTATCAACGGCAACCAGTTTGCTTGATACTTACATTGTATAGACAATGTCTACTGATATTGAAAAAGAAAATCTAGAAGCACACGTGGAGTTGTGTGCTTTTAGATACGCTCAACTCAATGATAAACTAGATATTTTGTCAGAAAAAGTGATTTCAATGGAAAAAACAGTGGCCACCATAGCAGGAACTTTGGCTGAATCAAATGACAAGCACAATAGACAACTCATCACCATAGGCACAAGCATAGTTGTTGTGTTAATTGGTGCCATAATCACTCTCACAGTAAATTTGGCGAAATGAGATTCCGGGAATTTATTCCCGGAATCATCATGGCGTTAAATAACGAAGAAGCAGAGTTTTTGACCAAATTCGATGAATACTCACAGTTGAAAAAAAACGATCTTAGTGAACGTGACCAATATCTGGCCGGGCAATTGGTAAACAAAGGTCTTGTGATAAGAAAAAATCAAAATGGTTCAATTAATTTTTTCCGACGTAGATGAGCTGGACACAGCCATCAATGTCACTGTACAGCATGTGAAAAATTGGACTCTGAAAGAGTTAGAAAAAATTTTGTCACAATCTCACAATAATTCCGTAGGACCAATCATAATACCT